CGTGATTGATAAGAACCACTTGCAGTCGTTATCGTCAGTGATGTTGAAGCTAAAAAGACTACCGTAGTTTGTGATAGCTGGTGTGAAAGGCTTTACTGAAATACCCATGTTTTTCTCCTTCATGGTTAGTTGAAATGAAACCATGACAACGGCAACTAATAGCTGCCGCTCTCGATTGTTTCACTTTATTCTTTTCTATAATGCATCCCGTTCAGTCCTACTTGCATCTCTCTTTTACAGACCGTCCAGTATATCTGGTGGCGTGTGCCTCGCGGCGAGGTGCTTTGGTGAGCCTATTGGCTTGGCTTGTGAGCCTATGTTCGGAGGGATTGTGAGGATCAAGGCCTCGTTGCTTCCCTGCGTCTGTCATTCTTATTGCATTTCTAGATTACCCTGTAAACCCCCTAATTACCCTTTCTTACCTTTTATTACCTATCAGTATCAATAAGTCTAATAAAATAAGGGGATATCGTGACAAAGAAAATTTTAGATGGTAGGATATCAATTAGTTCAATTGCACTTTTCTGGGGATCGCTAGGCCCAAATCAGTGCCAATCAGTCAGGGTGATTCGTTTTCGAAAATCCCGAAAGCCTAGCGCAGCGTTAGAAGGATTATCCCAATGAGTAATAAGAAGCCTAAGCTAACAGTAGTACAGGGGAATAAGAAACCTACAGGCACTAAAAAGAAGGGTGCTAGTCCTGTACTTCCCAATGGTCTCACAGAGAAGCAAGAGACGTTCTGTATGTCAGTCTTTTCTGGCATGTCGTTTAGTGATGCATACAGGGAAGCTTATGATGCCTCAAATATGAAGGCAGCAACGATACATCGGCAGTCGCATGGGTTAGTTAATAACAGCAAGATTAGGGCAAGATTAGATCAGCTACATCAGGATAGAGAACAGCAACAGCGCATGTTGAGCCTCTCTCGAAGTGATTTCGTTTTGAAACAGCTCACAGACGAAGCAACCAATCCAGATAACTCAGATGGATCTAGGGTAAGAGCATTAGAACTTCTGGGTAAATCAGTTGCACTGTTTACCGATAAGGTAGAGACGGAAGACAAGACTGAACGTGACGCAGATAGCATTAAGGCAGAGCTGCAAGCCAAGATTGATCGGCTACTTGGATAAGTTCAATTGCACTATTTGCAGCCAGTCAAAGGATTGTGGTGGTTTTCAAAAGAAGAATAAGAACGGGTACTATTTAAATATAAAATCCCCTTACCCCACCTACCCCCACCCCCCCTGTCAGCGCGACGCCCCCGCGTACACGTATACATGATGTTCCACACAAACAATTACACACCGCTAGGAATCCTATACCCCCCCTATAATTATATAAAAAAGTTCAAAGACTTAAAAAACGACGACAAGCGACATGTCGCGTAATGTCGCCTCGTGTCGCCTTGTCGCCTATAATATGAAATAACTGTTCTGGTAATGGGACTACCCGTATATGCTCGCTATATCGTCTACTGAACTAGGTCACTAACGATTCTTTTTGCGAGCAGCTTTAATTATTGGTGCATTAGTTCTAACGATATTGGGATTACTACTAATGATTAGGATAGTGCCGTCGTCATCTATCGCAGCCCACTTGTATTTGTTCAATTGAACTAATTTCACCGCTCAATTTTGATGCATACGACTTTGGAGTTGGTGGTAGTCACTAGGACTTTAGCCTCTGCCTTAGCTTCTTTACAGGCTTCTTCGTTAGAATAGCTGCCTACGTGATAATGCTCAAAGGTTCCGCTTGATAATTGCAGCCATAGTAGTACCCACATCTAGAAACAATCCTTATTGTGCATGAGAATCACCAACGCCCCTGCCACTGACCAATCAAATAAAAGGTAACGAACAATATACCCCCACTTATTAGAAATATTACGGCACCAATAGCAAAATTGATGATGGCATCTACCTGTTCTTGTTTGCGGTAAAGCTCATCTTTCCTCTGTTTACGCATCCTTGCCTCAATAGCTAAAACTTCTTTCCAAGCACTAGGCCCATAGTTCCAAGAGATGTGATCTTTTATCTCTTCTCTCATCTGTTCCATTTTTTTCTTATTAGCGAAGATCTCAATAGCAGTTTCTTCATCACTACCTTTGAATGTCTTCTTCCAGAACGGAGGATTCTTCTCTCGTTCTTCTATATTTGTAAAGTCAGAGAAAGCTTTGCCCCAATTAGCAAGCTGCCCTGTCATATCCTGTAAATCTTTTCCCGCACCAATAGCTGCCTTCAAGCCTTTAAAAGCACCCGTTGCCATTGCGACACAACTAATCGGATCGATGCCTACACCCTAACCGAATATCTCCCGTCTTCAGACCTTCTCTGCTAGTTTATCTATCTTTCCTTCTAATCTAACCAGATGATCTACCACCCTAGACATCTCTGATTGATGATCTTCTCGTTTAATATAGTTCTCACGAGTCATATTTAACAAGATGTTAAGTCGCTTTACTTCGTTGCTCATATGACTAACCCACCATGCCATAGGTGCCACAACTAAAGTAACAATAACATTCCATATCATTGGTATAGATAATTCCATAACACCTACCTTTCTATATCAAGTTAACATAAAACTTGAATTTAGTTCAATAGAACTTTATTTCCCTATATCGGTAGACGTTACGGTAGACGATATTATATATCGGTAGACTAATATAATATATATAATATATATATAATATAATATATACTATATACGCGAGGCAGAAATTCTCCCTATTTGTCTCTTGGTAGGTAGACATTCCCCACCCTTTTTGTCTACCTACCTCCTAAAGGAGAGATCATGCAGAATCTTGCTGCAATGAAAGATAAGATTTCACAACTTCCTGTAGAACAACAGGCAGAACTCTTAGACTTGCTGTCTGAGTTTGAAGAAGCTGACAACAAGAAGAAAGCTAAAGATGACTTCATAAGCTTTGTCAGACTCATGTGGCCTAGTTTTATTTCTGGTAGGCACCACAAAGATATGGCTGAAGCCTTCGAACGTGTGGCACGAGGTGAACTCAAGCGTTTAATTATCAACATGCCACCCCGTCATACCAAGTCTGAGTTTGCATCCTACATGCTGCCAGCATGGTTCTTGGGTAAATACCCTGAGAAGAAAGTTATTCAGACGGCACACACAGCAGAACTGGCTGTGGGATTTGGTCGTAAGGTTAGGAACCTGATTCAGTCTGAAGATTTTTCTAAAGTGTTTCCTAGTATCACCCTATCCTCTGATTCGAAAGCTGCTGGACGATGGAACACAAACAAGCGTGGTGATTACTTTGCGATTGGTGTTGGCGGTGCGGTCACTGGTAAGGGCGCGGATCTTTTGATCATAGATGACCCTCACAGCGAACAGGACGCCCAGCAGGGGCAGTTTAACCCTGAAGTCTATGACAGGGTCTACGAATGGTACACATCAGGCCCACGGCAGCGTTTACAGCCCGGAGGGGCGATCATTGTTGTGATGACCAGATGGTCTAAGCGTGACCTGACAGGGCAGATCATAAACTCTATGTCCAATAGAGAAGGGGTTGACGATTGGGAGGTGATTGAGTTCCCTGCGATACTTCCTTCTGGAAACGCTCTTTGGCCTGAGTTCTGGTCTCAGAAAGAACTTGATGCTCTAAAAGCAGAACTTCCTGTATCCAAGTGGTCAGCGCAATACCAACAAGACCCTACTTCCGAAGAGGGTGCGTTGATAAAACGTGAGTGGTGGCAAGAATGGGAGGCGGATAAACCCCCACATTGTGAGGCCATCATACAATCTTGGGATACGGCGTTCCTAAAAACACAAAGATCAGACTACAGCGCCTGTACGACATGGGGTGTTTTCTACAATGAAGGGCAACCAAATATAATTTTGCTTGATGCCTACAAAGAAAAGCTGGAGTTTCCAGAACTCAAACGTGCAGCTTATGACAAGTACCAAGAATTTGAACCTGATCAGATGATTGTAGAGAAGAAAGCTTCTGGTGCGCCTTTGATATTCGAGCTTAGAGCTATGGGTATTCCAGTAACAGAGTTTACACCTTCTCGTGGACAAGATAAGATTGCGAGAGTAAATGCAGTAACAGACCTGTTCGCAAGCGGCTCAATATGGTATCCTCCTACCAGATGGGCAGAAGAAGTGATTGAGGAATGTGCATCGTTCCCTTCTGGGGATCACGATGATTTAGTGGACTCTACCACCCAAGCTCTGCTAAGGTTTAGACAAGGCGGCTGGGTGAGAGCCGAAATGGATGACTGGGATGACGAACCAAAATACCAAAGACCAGTTGAATATTACTAGAAGCAGCTATGCTGCGTATGTGAAAC